GTTGTAGCCTGTCCAAGTGCCTAACTAATGTTCTTTTGTCTTTTAAGCCCATTTTTTTTAAAAGATAAGCATGACTAGGCACACACCCTCTTTTCGCAGTCTGAAGCCTTGTCAGAAGCATATAGAGGCATTTTTCATGGGAGGTAAGAACCTCATTATCCAATAAAGAATGGGGTACTTTTAAGAATGGATCTAAACTAGCTTTCATCAAAGACTACCTTTGCATTAAAACTAAATGATATTCTTTCATCAGTATCAGAAGAAGAATGAAAAGGATATACAGCATGACGCAAAGATGAAGGAAATATATAGAAGTCTTTCAATATGGGTTGTAATAAATAGTTAGCATTTGTGAATATGTCCTCTGTACCTTCCATAAATTCAATAAATCCACCAACTGAATGATGAGGTTTGGTGTGTTTATATTCACTCATAGATTGTGGTAGCTTTATATATCCAACAGAAGAAATGTCAGGTGAAACAAAACGATCCTCAAAATGTGTATGAGTATGGCATGGATTAAAATCCCCTGACTTTTGTATATTATGCCATGCCGAAGTTATGATGACTTGACGCACAGATTTTTCTTTGTAATGGGATGTAGCATAGTGAACAATTAATCTATCAAAATATTTCTGTTTCCATTTTAACATTGTGTCATGGCTAATTAATAATTCTTTATATAAATTACCTGCCAATTTGTGTCCGAATTTATGTTCATCAACTAGTTTTGGGTCTTGTCTTATTTTAGATAAGTCATTAGAAAAATCTTTGACCAAATCATCAGGTAATTCTGATTTTAAAATTGTTGAGCCAAAAGGTTTCAACAAAGAACATTTAACATCACTCATTTTTAAACTCCTCTATTGGTTTAAGTTTATTAATATCAACAGACCAAACAAAAGGTCTTGTTTGTTTACCAAAGTTAGTCCAAGTGCCACATTTCTGACAATCTTTTGCTTGAATGTAGCCATGAAAATAAAAAGTTGGGGTATCATCCGATACATAGAAATAATAATCTTCAGCTTTAAATCCTTTTCTTATTATCAATGACTTGTAAGATTTGGAAAATAATTGTGATCTTACCTGAACTGGCTTATCATTAATAATTAAATCCTTACCTTGAAAGTTATTAACAGAATGTGTAAAATACGATTTCATAATTTTAGCCAAAGCCATCTCTGCAAGACAACCTGAAATTGTTTTACCCCACTTTTGATACCTATCAAATGAAGCACCATGACCCCATTGTATATTAGCTTTTAGGCTTTCTGTTTCCCTGACAATCCCAGTAATTGCACCTGATAATATTTCTTCCCAATTTAAATCTACCTTTTCCAAAGACATTTATACTACATACACAATAAAATAAATAAAGCAAATAAAAGTATTGACTTATTTGTAAATAATCTGTAAATAACCAAATCAGATGAAAGAAAGATTTACAGATACAGCTTGGACAGAAGGTGATTTTAACAAAGCAAAAAGCTCACCTAGTCAAACAGCATTAAGTAATTGGGTATGGTTTATTAAATATCATTTATCCCCACATCTAAAATTTAAATCAGAAAGACCATCAATAAGTTTTAAAACTGGTACATTTATCCATGAATGGTTTCAAAACATATTAGTAGGTCAGGCAAAGATTGAAGATGTAGAGCATCATTTTAAAAATCATATAGATCAGTTTAAATTTAGTGAGAATGAAGGTATTAAAGCACAATTTATTTTAAAGTATGTCAAAAGCTATGTTGAAAAACACTTGGAAGCTATCAATGAAGTATCAGATAATTTTTCAGGTTGGAAAATAGAACACCCTTTTTCTGATTGGTATGATGATAAATATATGGATCAAACATTAAACATAGCAAGTGAAGGTTATATTGATTGTGTTAATAATAATGAAAATAAAATAACAGAACATAAAAATAGGTTCGGTAGTGTCAGAAAATCACCACTTAAAGTTAATAGGAAAGATAGTAATATAAATAGAATTGGGGATTGGGTGTATTCTAAATCACAATTAATAAAACAACCTCAATTTACTCATTGCATTCAAACAGCAGTATATTCAAAACATTTTAATAACAAATATAAACCATATTTAATTTATGTATCAGAAGCTGATTATACAATTTTTACACCTGATAATTGTTGGGAACTTACCCCAAAAGGTTTGGAATATTTTTTTAGAAAATTCATACAAATAAACATAAAAAGACAAGAATTATTAAGAGCTTCCAATGGTAGCATTAAAAGATTGGCTTGTTTAATTGATGTGGATTGGTCTGAAATTAGAAATTACAAATCTAATTTTATGCTAAAAAACTATGAAGAAGAAGATATGCAAAGGTTGGAGGACTTTTATGAAAAACTATAAGGATATATATGTCAGATAAATTAATGCAAACACTAGCTCAATTACAAACAGAGAATAGAAAATTTAAACAAGAATTAAAAATTAGGGATCAGAAACTTCTTGAAAGGGATGAAACTATGAAGATTGCTAATGAAGAATATCAAAAATCTTTGGCTAAATTAAAGGATGATTTAGCTTTTAAAGATCAAGTTTTAAAATCATTAAGACCCAAACCAAAAATAAGAAAGGTAAAAAAATGAAGATTGATCCTATCGTAAAAGATATTTTAAATGAATTAAAGTTTAATCCCTCTGAATGCTTATGGGAAAAACATGGTGCTACTTGTATGAAGCATAGATACATAGAAATAGCAGGACAAAACAAAGGTGTTTCTATAGATAGTTTAGATGAAGTTGAGAAAAATTCAGCAGAAGGTGTGGTTGCAATTAAATGTACTGCTAGTCTTGGCAAAGCAAAGGTTATAACTTATGGCGAAGCCACACCAAAGAATAATAAAAATGGTTATCCTTATGCAATGGCAGAGAAAAGAGCAGTTGATAGAGCTATATTAAAATTAATTGGCATACATGGTTTTGTTTATTCAGATGATGAAGTGGATGATAAGTTTGAAAATGTTCAAGTAAAAAAAATAGAAGTAAAGCAAGAACCAAAGAAAGACAATATAGATAAAATTTATATTGCTGGTGCTTTAGAAAAAATAAAAAATAACAAAGATAAAAAAAATTCTTCGGTCTTAAGAAGTGATATTGAAAGTCTTAAAACCAGAATAAATCAGTCTATGGGTTGGGATGCGTTCACAAAGACAGATCAATTTAAAACATTTAACGCATTAAGAAATCAAATAACCAAACAAAGAAGGAGTTAGACTATGGCTTTTGAACTAAAAGAAGGCGAAGGTTATCTAAACAGAGATAATGAAAATCCTGAAAAATTTTGGGGATCATTTAAGGTCAGCCAAGATTTAAAAAAAGGTGATACCATCAATCTTACTGAATGGATTAATACCAAAGATGATGGCAAAGTTGTTCATAAATTACAAGAAAGAAAACCTAAACAAGGTTAATTGTAATAGATGGGGTGGTAGTTTTTGTTAAAACAAGCCTCTTGTTTTAGCTCCCTTGATCGGTTAGTTAGCTCTGCCACCCCTTTTAAACTATGGAACTTATAATATTAAATGATGGTCTTTATCATCTTATACCAATCACAAGTAATATGGTTGAAGATATAAAGTTATTTAATGAGATTGATTGTATGGACTTGTGTAATTTATTAAGAATTAAATTAACTGGTTATGTAGATACTTTAAATCTACACATGATGAATGATAATACTGGTGCAATGATGGGTTGTATCTGCAAATAAAATTAAAGGAGTAATATGGGAAAAGACGATAATATAAAATGGATAGACATTGGCGAAAAAATGGTCAAGCAAATGTTAGAAAAGAAACAAAAAGAATATGGAAGTTTTGATAACAACGCATACATCATGGCTAACTTTTTACAATCAGCACTAGAAATAGTTAATGGATATAAGGTTAAAGTACCTATTACAATCATACCACAACTAATGATTGTTCTTAAATTGACAAGAACTATTGATGATGGTAGTGGGAAAGACATATACAAACTTGATACCCATAAAGATATTTCAGGGTACAACGACCTATTAAAAGATATGCTATTAAAAATGAGAAGCAAGGAGGACAATGACTAAAATATTTTATAGTCCTAGAATTAAAGAAATCATTGATTTTATGGCTGTTTATTATGATGAACATGATTGTTTCCCCAAGCTAGATGAGATAGGTAAGGCATTAAATTTAACTAAACAAAGGGTAGGTATTCTATTAAAGAATGCTGAAAAATTAAAGTTGATAAAGTCTGACAATGTTTTCATGCGAAAGTATATGTTGACTAAACAACCTAAAATTAGTAAATTAAAAGTCAACAATTACTATGAGTTGTAAAAAAATATATTACTACGAATTTTCTGCAACTTTAGAAGAAGAATTTGATTCTGTTGAGAAAGCAGCAGATCAAAGGAATGCTAGTGAAAAGGCAGTTGTTAAAGAGATAACTAATAAAAGCCTTCAGCATTCTATAATTAAAAAGGAGGATAGGAATGAACCTAACCAATGAACTTCCTAGATTGTATGGGAAGCTACAAAAGTGCCATAATAATATCATGGCTACGATTGATGGCAGACTATGTGTTGATACAATTCAGGATTATGTTGAGTACAGACAATTAGTAAGAAGAATTGTTAATGCTCAAAACAAAGAAGCAAAAGTTATTTACGAAAGATAAATAACCGATAACAAAAATGACAAGAAAGGAAGGCTATCTATGTCTGCAAAAGAAAAA